CCTTGGCGTAATCCTCTTCCTGCTTGATCCGCTCTTTTTGAAGCTCCTCTTCGAGTTTCAAGCGCTCTTTGATGGACTCATTGATCGCCACCGTGTCCATGATGGCCTGCGCATACTTTTCGTATTCAGCGGTGCCTTCCTTAATTCCAATGGCCTCCAGCTTTCGGAGTTGAATGGCTGTTTCGCGCTCCTGGCTGTTCATCTCCAGGCTGCGAGTTTCAAACTCAAGAGAAGCAACAAGCTCGTCAGCCTTTTCGATCATCTTTGCGTATTCATCGGCTGCTTTTTTTGCGGCCTCCGCTGCGGCACCAAATGCCGGTGGCTGATTTTTGAGTGCTGATGTGATCCTTGCAAAGTTTTTGACTGTGTTGTCTCCGGTATTTGAAAAAAGTGCACCAATATCAGCGACAGAATTCTGAAGGGTCGTAATGACGCTTCTGCCAGTTTGCGAAATGATTTCATATGCCTTGCTGAAGTTTCCAGAGATCAGCTCTGAGAATGCGCCCGCATAGCCGCCCATGTACAAGCCCAGGATTTTGAAACCATCTGCAGCTGCAATGGCTGCTGCTCCCAAGCCTTTGAGCGCAAGGCCAAGAGTTTTGCCAAGCGCCTCCATTCTGTCACCTTCAGACATGGCCTCAAAAAAGCGATCCGCCAGATCTTGCAATGCCGGCAAAATCTGAGCTGCCAGATTTTGAGCTAGGCCTTGAAAACCAACGCCAACCAGGTCAAGGGTGTCGTTAAACTGCGCCGCTTTTTCGGCGGTTTCAGTGTCAAGCGTGATGCCGAGCTTTTTAGCCATGGCTTCAAACTCTGCCAAAGACTCGGATCCGCCGTTCAGAATAGGCAATAAATCAGCGCCTGATTTGCCAAAAACTTCTATGGCGAGCGCTGTTTTTTGAGCGCCATCTGCATAATTTTCAAATTTGTCCGCAATTTCGCCAAAAATATCTCGCGTTGTTTTTGCCGTTCCATCAGTATTTTTGAGCTGTATGCCCATGGCTTTGAGGCCACTATTCCCCTCGGCAATCCCGGTTGACAGCTTAGACATGGCAAGCTGAAGCGCGCCGGCCTCAACCCCACCCATTTTGAAAGCGAGCTGTAATCCTCCGAGCTGTTCGACCGAAATCCCAACTTTCTGAGAAAGCTCTTCAGTTTTGTCCATCGCATCGATGGCGCTTTTGATCCAGCCTGCAAAAGCATTCACTGACAGCCCTACAGCAATTCCGCTGAGTGCATTCATTGCAAACTGAGCGCTTTTCTGAATTCCACCCATTGCCTGGTCAACAGACTTGCGGGCTGCCCTCATGTCTTTTTCAAGGCGAGCGATGTTTGCTGCCATTTCAATGGTCAGCTGGCCAACACTTGTAGACATTACGATTTTCTCGCCATCAATAAAGACTTAAACGCATCGCTGACACGTTTAGACAAGGTGGACCGGTCAAACTCATTGACCGGGCTTCCAAATGGAGGCGGGCATTCATCCTCAGAGCCGGCGCGCATCGATGAAAGATACGCCCTGGACATCTGAACCAAGGTCCCGAACTCCCAGGCGCTCAAATAAATCTGCGCGCCAGATTGCCAAGCATTGATTTCCTGAGCAGACAGACTCACCGGCCCCATCTGCCCCTCCTCAAACAGCCCCAATTCGTGCCAATAACTGACCAGGTAAGTGGCCTCGCCAACATCAGGCATCAATGGAGTGCCACCGTTATCGAGAACCTTTTCAAGACGGCTTTTTTGCCGCTCCGTGTCTGTGATCTTTTTGTGCGATTTTGCAGGAGCCGGGATGGAATGAAACCAACCCAGCTGCCTTGCATAAAGGATCAAGTCTTGCTTGATCCCTTCGTAAAATTTGCCCAGTCACCGACCGCTTTATTTACCTGGTCGGCAATGAACCCGATCGATGCATCCATGTAGGCCGCCTTGAACATTTCATGGCCGGTCAAATCTCTATACACGAACCCATTGAACGAAACGGTGCATGATGCCAGGAACTCTGCATCAAGCTCGCGCTGCTCGTCGTCTTTCATTTTTTTGCTGCCCTTGCGGACATATTCAATGATGGCCCGGTTTCTGACACTGGAGGCTTTTTGGTACTGCTTGCTGCCAGGCCCATACACTGTGATGCTGATGACTTCGCCGGCCTCATTGACCAAGGGCTCGCCATCAGGGCTTTCGAGCTCGACGATACTGGTCGGGTTCACGCCAAGTTGTGAAATATCAAGCATTTTGTTTTCCTTTCGCGGGATAGTTGGAACGCCCGTGGCCGGCACCTGCTCACCCCGCGAAGGATGAGACAAGTGCCGACTCGGTGCGCGTTTAGCCACGGATGGCATTCATTAAACAGAGAGGTCTTCGACGATTCCCACACCACCAGCCGAGGTCGTCAGCTCGAGAGTGCAGGTGGCAGTCGTGATCGAGTCAACCGATCCCACGCCAACCTTGAAACTCATGACCATGGCTTGGAAATAATAGGTGTCGCCGTTTTGCGTCGTTACTTCAAAGCTATAGGCCGTGTCTGCGAGCGAAGCTGCTTTCATAAGCACCTGGCCAGCATCATCGGTATCCAGGCCAAGCGACAGGTTCATCGTGCCCTCATTAAAGGAGCCCTTGAACTTTTGCGTGCCACGAGAACCGACAGGGTTGTGGGTCACCAGGGTGAACTCGCGCCCGAACTCGCCTAGATCGGTGATTTCACCGACAGCCGTGTATGTCAGTGCGGAATAGCCAGCCACGTTAAAGGTAGCCGGAGCGTTTGCGGAGATTTTCAGGGTAGTCCCTGCGGAGGTACGTACAGTCATTGCTGTTTCCTTTCAGAAATGAAAAAGCCCGCAGGGATGCGGGCGTTGAATTGCCAGAAAATTCTGGCTCCAAATGCAGGTTTACTATTCGTAAAACTGCAAAATATAGTCAGTGCTTTGAGTCCAAATGCCGGTTTCGTCGTCTTTTTCCATTGGGCCCTGAAGGTCCAATCTGGATGACAAGACCGTTTTGCCGGCCGCAACAATTCTGAATTTGAAATTCAAAACACTCTTGACTGCTTCGTTGATCGCATGAATTTCATCAGGCTTCAACGCCAAAGGGTTAATCTGAATCCTGGAACGAACAATCACAGGCTCTCGATAGTTGACATTCGGAACCTGGACGGTGCTGATTGCTTGATAAACCAATGCAGGAGGTTTTGTATTTGGCTTAAGCCGGGTGGCTGCAATCTTGTTTCCAACGATCGCAGCGACGGGCGGTGAATTCAGGATTGCCATTGCAATCAGCTCAGCGCTCATTTTTCAAATTCTCTTTGGCAATGCGTTTTTTCATGTACTCGGCTGCGGCTCTGATCGCCTCATGTTGCGATGCATCAAGGGCAGGTCTGAGGAAAGGTTTTGGCTTCACACCAGGGTGCATGACCGATTCAATCAATTGCCCGTTAAAGCTCAAACTTCTCTGCCGCCTGGCATTGATTTGGTACGCTTTGCGCTTGGATTTTTTGCCCATTCCAGCATAAAAACTTCCAGATCCAAACTCAATGATGTGGCTGTACCAGGCTTTGGCATTGCCAGCTGTCACAATGGCTGAAACCTTACCTTTCTTGGTGCTTGACCTTACCTTAATGCTATCTCTGAGCGCGCCTGATTTTGCTGGTGCAGCTGCTTTTGCCGCATCGGCAATCACCTTGGCCCCTGCCCTCAACCCGCCTCTCAAAATGCTTTTTTCCAGTTTGACAGGCAAATCCTGCAGGTACTTATGGATATCGGACAGCCCCTCAATGACGGTGACTTTAGCCATTTTCTACGCCCGTTTCGATACAGTCGAAAACAATATATTTCCTGGCGTCATCTACATCCATCGATGCGGTTACCTGGAAAAACCTTGATCCATATTTGATCCTCCAGGCATCGGCTTCGATTGCCGGCAAAAAGTCAGACCGATATCTCACCATGACTGTATGAGTCAGAGTGGACTCATAGGCCATAGCCCTTAACTTCTCACGGCCTCCGATCGGGCGAACATTTGCCCAAACGGTTGCAATGTCCACCCAGGATCCAGACTCCTGGCCATAGCCATCAGTCGTCGCAGAGCGTCGCTGAACCGTGACTCTGCGGTCCAACTTTCCTGCGCTCATGACCAGGTCCGGAAAGGATCAAGAAGCCGATCGGCAAACGGTAGCGCCTCGACTTTGAAACTGGTGGATGACTCTCTATTCTCGTAATAGTGACCGATGTACAAAAGCATCCACTGGCGAATCGCTTTCGGTATGTCGTCTGGAGAATCTCCGTACCCAACCAGATCGCCGCGCGAAATTAATGCTTTTTGCAACATATGCTCAGCGATTTGCGTCACTGCAAGGCAAATAGCCGAAATCAGAGCATCCTCATCGTTAATTTCGACACGTAAGTGAGCTTTTGCATCGCTCAGGCTTACGGCTGCGAGTGCAGTTGAGGTATCGATTGACATGGATCACTTTTTCCTGCGAGAGGTGGTCTTTTCTGTATCAGCATCCTGGCTGATCTCTTGATCAAACCCGGTTTTTGCTGGCTTGATCAGATAGTCAGCCGCGCCGCAATCCTCGACCAAATGCTTTGCAAATGCCGCATCGGTGCGCAAAATGTCGCCACTGGAGAGCGTTCCATATTTGCTTGTGGTGACGATGCCTTTGATTCTGACTTGGACTAAATCGCCCATGGTCTCTCCTTGAATAGACAGGGGTGAATTCACCCCTGTCTGATGCTTATGTCAATCAGGCTGCAGCGGTGTCAGATCGCCACCGCGAATTGCGGCAGGAACCTCAACAGCCAGTGCCAATCGACGCTCTGCGCGAACCGTGACAAGATTCTTGGTGAAGTTGTCAGAATCCGACTCAGAAAGCTCGACCATCACACCCTCGCGGTTGTAAATGGTTGCAGCCTGGCCAAAAGCGCCAACTGCGAACGTGTCCGCAGTCACGCCAACCGACTCCACCACACGGCAGCCAAACAAGCGTGGCATGCCAGCCTCGTCGTAGCGGAACAGGACTTGGCCTGCAGCAGTGGTCAAAAGCTCAGTTTCCATGGTCGCCCAGTCAACCGGATTCAATAAAATCGCATCTGCTGCATAGCCGGCTGCTTTCAAGTCGCCAATGACCTTGCGGATCAACACGAACTTGGGCAAAACGCTGCCAAGAGCGCCAGACAAGTAACCGTGAGCGGTATAGTTGCCTGAGTCAAAAATGCCGGAAATATTGGGCGCGGTGCCATCACCGACGGCAAGCTGCGTCTCGATGCGACGATTGAC